GCCCTCCTATACTACTTAGTCTACCAAAAGTAGATGTAAGTATTATACCACTTGAAACAGTAGAATAACTATTTATAAATGTTGAGGGAGCAGCAAAGAGACCAGTAGCATATATGTTACCAGAATTATCAGTTGTAATTCCTAAACCCTGATCAAACCCTGTTCCACCAATAGTTGTTGCCCATTGAGTTATACCATCAGAATTGTACTTAGTAATATATATCTCATTCGAACCAAGACTACTTAGTCTACCAAAAGTAGAGGTTAAAATAGTGCCACTGGAAATAGTTGAATAACTATTTATAAATGTTGAGGGAGCACCAAAAAAACCAGTAGCATATACATTACCAAAAGTATCAGTCGCAATTCCTCTACCTTCGTCACCTAAAGTTCCACCAACAGTTGTAGCCCACTGAGCAATCCCGTTTGAATTATATTTAGTAATATAACAGTCACTACTTCCAATACTACTTAGACTACCAAAAGTAGATGTAATTATAATACCACTTGAAACTGTAGAGAAGCTATTTATAAATGTTGAGGGAGTATTAAATGAGCCAGTAGCAAACACATTACCAAATTTATCAGTAGTGATTCCAGTACCCTGATCAACAGAAGTACCTCCAATATTAGTGGCCCATCCAGAAGTGTAAGGTGTTCCAATTACTGTATTTGAATTTGCTCCTGATCCAAAATAATTTACAGAGCGTATCACTATGGGATATGATATAGTATTTGATAAATTAGGAATTGTAATAGGTGAAACTATAGTTGAAACAGTATTAAATGATAGTCCACCGTCAATAGAATATTCATAATTTATAATGGGAGAGCCTCCATCAAATCCTGGTATAAAATTAACTATTAACTCGGAATCACATGATATAATATATGTAATAAAAGGAGATGTTGATGTATTACATTTTATAAACTGACCATCCGAATTATATTTGACTATAAATGCGTCGGTTGATCCAACACTATTTAATCTTCCAACAGTTGACGTGAGTATTATACCACTTGAAACAGTTGAATAACTATTAATAATTGTAAAAAAATCAAAATTTCCAGTAGTATAAATATTGCCAAAATTATCAGCGGTTATTCCCAAACCATATACAGTTCCAAAAGAAGTTCCAGTTAAATTTGTAGCCCATTGTGCTATCCCATTTGAATTATATTTAACAATATATGTATCTTGGAATCCTATACTACTTATTCTTCCAAATGTAGATGTTATTATAATACCACTTGAAACAGTAGAATAACTATTTATAAGTGTTGAAGGATTTGAAAAATATCCTGTAGCATAAATATTACCTAATGTATCTCTTGTAATTCCTAAACCTTGATCCGCACCTGTACCCCCAATATTAGTAGCCCACTGAGCAATTCCACTTGAATTGTATTTTATTAAATATGAGTCCTGCTGACCTATACTACTTATTCTTCCAAATGTCGATGTTAATATAATACCACTTGACACATTTGAAAAACTGTTTATAAAAGATGAAGGATTCGTAAAATAACCAGTTGTGTATATGCTTCCAAAACTATCAGTTATGATTGCTTTTCCCTGTTCAAAAAATCCAGTTCCATTAATGCTTGTTGCCCACTCTACCACTCCAGTTGAGTTATATTTAACAATATACGCATCTTGCCCTCCAAAACTACTTAATCTACCAAAAGTAGATGTTAAAATAATGCCACTTGAAACAGTCGAATAACTATTCATAAATGTAGAGGGATTAGTAAAATAACCAGTAGCATATACATTACCAAAAGTATCCGTCGCGATTCCGTTACCTTGGTCAGCAGCCGTTCCTATAATATTAGTTGCCCATTGAACTACCCCACTTGAATTGTATTTAATTACGAATGCGTCTAAGTTAACGTTGACAATACTACTTAATATACCAAACGTTGAAGTAATAATAATACCGCTGGAGACTGTTGAAAAACTATTTATAAGCGTAGAAGGAGAAGCAAAATATCCAGTTGCGTATATATTACCAAAAGTATCTGTCGTAATTCCAAGACCTATGTCATTATTGATGCTTCCTATAATTGTAGCCCATTGTACTACACCACTTGAATTATATTTAACTATGTAAACGTCCCATGTTCCTACATTACTTACACTACTCAAAATACCAAATGTTGACATTAGAATTATACCACTTGAAACTGTAGAAAAACTGTTTATAAAAGTTGATGGATTTGTAAAATAACCTGTTGTATATATATTACCAAAAATATCTGTCATAATTCCAAAACCCCTATCTTCACCCGTGCCTCCAATAATAGTTGCCCATTGTGCTATACCATTTGAATTATATTTTGTAATGTATGCATCTGTGGTTCCTACACTTCCAATGCCTTGTAATCTACCAAATGTAGATGTTAATATAATATCATTAAAAATAGTTGAAAAATTATTTATAAATGTCGATGGACTTGTAAAATAGCCTGTTGTATAAATGTTTCCAATAGAATCAGTAGTTATACTTGTACCATTTTCTACACCAATACCACCAATATTAGTGGCCCACCCAGGAGAGTAAGGAGTTCCACTAACTGTATTTGAATTCGCACCTGGTCCCGCAGAATTTACAGCTCTTATTACAATAGGATAGGATATACTATTCATTAAACCACTAATTGTTATAGGAATGCTTGACGCTGTAAAAAAAGTAAGACCTCCATCAATCGAATATTGGTATCCAGTTATTGGCAAGCCACCATCTGATGTAGGAGGCAAAAAACTTACTACTATTTGTCCATCGCATGCTAAAAGACCCGTTATAACAGGAGCTGTAGGTGGAGTTCCTCCTCCAGATGGAGTCGGATAAGGAGGGATATTAACATTTCCACAAACACTAATAATTTCGCATCCACCAAGCAGCCCCCTAAAGTACATGGTTTGCGATCCCCTATTATAATTATTTATCCTTGAAGTATCACCATTCGTGGTCTGCGAATTATTAATAATTCGCTGACCCGTAGTATTATATAGATACAGGTTGCGAGCTTGATTTCTATCCTGTAAGCGTTGAGTAATAACTCTACTGTCAAAGTTTCGATTTGACATTCTATGAATAGAAATGAAATTAGTTCGCAAACAATAACCTGCCTCGCCCTTCTCGCACATCGTAAACGTCCCAACCCTCTGTGAAAACTCTGAATTCTGATCTGCGTTGTGCTATCATTGGATTTGTATTAATATTCGCCAATTCCATATACAATGTAGGTCTATCAGCCGTTGTAAAATTTACAGTTCCCTCTGGTTGGCGTGGTGCTGGATAAATTGTACCAAATTGAGCGCCAGTGCTCCATTTCATTTCGCCAATTCCTAATCCATTTGCTTTTTCATCTTTGACAAGTTGACAAATTTCCTGCCATAAAAATGGTTCATGAAGATTTTCGCGGTCTCTTCCAGCTATAACAAGCTTCATAATATAGTAAAAAGCTCTTGAGGGAATTGTATATGGCTGTGTGGCCGTGGGAGGATTTACGTCGAAATAATCATTAAAAAAGTCATCCAACCGATTTTTATCAAGATTATTCTGTGTCCTAAAAAACCAAAAAATCCGTTCTGTAGGATGTCTACCATCTAATCGACGTGTAACCGCAGCTGTTCCACCTTTGTCCAAAGGAATATAGTCTAACTCACCAAAGGTAAAGTTATTTTCAAATTGACGCCTAAATGGTATTTGAATCGGCGTGGAACGCAATTCTTCTTGAACGCGAGGAGGTACATAATGTTGAATAGTTGACAGTAGAATAGTTGGATTTCCAATCTCATTGAGTGCTAATGGAGCAAATGTATTCGTAGTTACACCATCATCAAACGTATATTGAAATGAGCTAATGTTCCATGGATAAAAAAAAGGATTTTCCTTTGAAATAGTTGTATCACTACACACAACTAAATCCTCCAATTTGCGAAGTGTAGCTTTAATACGGAACTTCTGCCATGACATTGCCACAAATGGAAATCCTCCGTCTCCTGGACATTGAAGGCCTGGTAGAGGCAATTTAACCTGAAGGTGACCAGGTGTAGCACGTAATTGAATACCACGAACCGTTGGTAAATTTGTTACAGGGTTAATGGGATTTTCAAGTCCACCCAATGTTTGCTCCAAGAAGCTACTGTTCCAAGAACCCTCAGACACCTGTTTAGCTAATAGTCCATCGCCGCTCCACTCTTGAATTAAAAATTGGTCCTGGTAGAATTGTATTCTTTCAAAAAGAAAATAACCCACATAGTTAACGTATCCATAAGAACGTCCACCAGAACTACTGGTAATTTGATACAAATTATTAACCGTTTCAGGACTATACAAGGCGCCATCTGGATTAATAGGTAGTTCTGGTAACCAAGTGGGTAATTCAATCTCAAATGTACATTCAGTCATGATATCACCATAGGGGTCAATTTCCACCTCAAACGTATTACCCCATGTAGTTCCATTAATGGGAACCATAGTTTTACGTTCTGCTAAGTGGTGTGCGGACGATTCATAACTGGCATCATATGGAAAAACACTATCTTTAGAGTCTTTAAGAAAATAGGTGTCTTTAACGCCACGGGCAACGAGTTCAAAGAGAGCTCCTTGACCACTGGATTGATTAATACTGGTCATTCTATATTATAGAGATGATTGTAATGCTATTTTATATTCTTTACATGTATGATTTAAGCAAGCATGCCACGGATTAAGCTGGTGAGGAGGCCAGACAGTAGCGAGATACCGAGGGCTTCGGGTAGGCTGAAGCGGCGGGTGAGGATAACGAGAACAGCGAGTGAGGAAATAAGAGCCACACCTAAAGAACCAAGCCCCTCGCTAATCACCATCTCAGTTTGGGACTTAACAGCCATTAAACTGGACAGGATGAATTGCGTGACTCCTGCCGTAAGGAGAGATGCCACAATCATGACGGTCATAACACCAACCCAGTTGAGCTTATAGGTAAACGCAGCTACGTAGACCGCAAAAACATTAAGTACAGATATCAAGACAGTTTCAAGTGTTACTTCAGTGGCGCCGTTTCTCATCTTTATATTATAAAATCAGAATTTTTTTACAAAAATTGAAATATTGAACGCCGTATTAAATAGTTGAATCCAAGAATGACAAGTTTAGTTATAGTAGAATCTCCCGCAAAATGTCAAAAAATCCAGGGATTTCTGGGTCCTGGATGGAAAGTTATAGCGACTATGGGTCATATTCGGTCGCTTGAGGAACATATAGACGCAATTGGTCTCGACCGTGATTTTGAACCAAAATATACGTTTATGAAAGAAAAGGCTAAAGCCATAAAACAACTTAAAGAAGCAGCTGAAGATGCGACTACAGTATATTTGGCCTCTGACGATGATAGAGAAGGTGAATCCATATCGTATGCTGTATGTCTCTTATTAAAATTAAATCCTAAAACTACACCACGAGCAGTATTTCATGAAATCACATCGAAAGCTGTAAAAAATGCTGTACAAAACCCAAGAGTATTAGATATGAATGTCGTAAATGCGCAGCAATCACGTGCTATTTTGGATATGATGATTGGATTTACGATGAGTCCTCTTCTGTGGCGCTATGTGGCTCCATCACTTTCAGCTGGACGCTGTCAAACTCCTGCTCTTAGATTGGTAGTAGAACGTGAAGAGCAAATTAGTAATTTTAAGGCTTCTTCGAGTTGGTATTTAACTTCAACGCTTAAAACATCTACTAATCCTGACGCATTCAATGGAGGCTTTAAGTTCTCTGCGCAGATGGACGATGAGTTAGAGGATGAGGAGTCGGCGTTAAATTATATGGAAATTATACATAAAACACCAAATAGTTCAGTAATTTCCAAAGAAATTAAGCCTTGGACAGAAAAAGCGCCTGAACCACTTATTACAAGTACGCTTCAGCAACAAGCCAGTGCTTTATTCAGTATTAATCCAAAGAATACTATGAAAATCGCGCAAAGACTTTATGAGGCAGGTCATATCACATATATGAGAACAGATAAGGCAGTAATTTCTGAAGAAGCAACACTTGAAGCTAAAAAATGGGTAACTGACAATTATGGTGAGGAATTTGTATGCGAAAGGGAAATGAAACAAGACCAAACAGAGGCAAAAGACCAGAAGAAAAGAAAGAAGAAGACTGAACAGGCTGGTGAAAAGAAAGATGATGAAGTAAAAGCACAGGAGGCGCATGAAGCAATTAGGCCGACACATATGGAGATTACGTCATTACCCGAAAGCACAGAGTGGTCAGTGTATGATAAAAAAGTATACAATCTTATTTGGCAGAGAACAATTCAGTCTGTAATGTCGCCAGCCAGAGGAGAGATATGTAGAATTAAAACACAGATTGATGGAGATGAAGATTTTACATGGTCATCACAATGGAAGCGTACGATATTTGAGGGTTGGAGAAGAGCGGGAAAAGTAGCACAAATAGATGATGACTCTGACACGAGTGAAGCAAACTCCGAGAGTTTAAAGGATGAGGTTTGGTCCGTGGCGAGTAAACTCAAGGAGGGAGATAAATTAAAATGGATTGATATGAAAGCCGAGCCGAAAGAGACGAAGGCGCAAGGTCGTTATACAGAAGCAACCCTGGTAAGAGAGTTAGAAAAATTCGGAATTGGTAGGCCTTCAACGTTTGCCTCACTTATTGCGACAATTCAAGACAAAAATTATGTTGAAACCAAAAATATTCCAGCAAAAGAAATAACTATTAAAGAATATAACTTAAAACCTAATCAGTGGCCAGCTGAGGGAAAGGAACTTAAGAAGAAGGTTGGCGCAGAAAAGAACAAATTGGTTCCAACAGATTTGGGTCGTTCTGTTTTGAGCTTCATGTTGAAACACTTCAATGATCTGTTTGAATATGGATTTACAGCGCAAATGGAAAAGCGTTTAGATAAAATAGCGGAGGGGAATGAGCCTTGGAAACAGGTTCTAAGAGATATGTGGTCATCTTATAAAGAAAGGTATAACGATTTATGCTCAAAACAAGCAATTAAAGCCAAAGACGGTGAACCAAATGCCAAAGTGAAAGAATTTTCAGGAGGACTTAAAGCAGTACAATCGAAAAAGGGTCCATTGTTATTGATTGAGGGAGCAAAGAAGGAGGACACTATATTTCTTGGATGGCCAACAGGAATAGCATTCGATAGTATTACAGAAGAATTGGCCATAAAATTTCGAGAGGAAGCGACAAAGAAAAAGAAGGGCGATGAAATTGGTGAATGGAATGGTCAAGCTATTGTTAGGAAGTCAGGAAAGTTTGGCGAGTATCTTCAATGCGGTGATGTTTCAATTCCCTATCAAGAGAATGAGGATATCAGTAAAACATTTGAGAGGTTTGAGGCTAAACAGAATGGGGGAGCAGGGGTAATTAAACAGTTTAAGGAATATGTAGTTCGAACTGGCCAGTATGGGCCATATATAATGAAAACTTCGCTGAAAAAACCGCAATTTGTGTCACTTCCAAAAGGAGTTGACCCAACTAAATTAACAGAGAAGGATATTGAGGCACTTTATAAAACAGGATTGGAAACTAAAAAGAAATGGAAATCAAATAAATAGCCATATAAGAATAATTCCAAACAAGTATTTTTTATAGAAATATTTAGTAGAGTAAATGTCAGAAAGAGGAGTAACGGTCATTAATGGGTCAGATTCAGGAGGTAGTCAATCTAATTCACGGTCATCTTCACCTGGTAAAAAAGCTCAAGGAGAAGAGGAGAGACCAAAAAGGTTTCAAAATGGATGGTCAAGGGAGCAAGAGCGTCTGATGGCTGAATGGAGTGATATTGCTATATGTTATAGATGGCTTCATGACCGCTCTGATAAAATATACCATATTAAAACGCTAATGGTGAGTTTGCCAGTTATAATTTTGTCAACGGTTAGTGGTTTTTCAAATATAGGTGTTCAGGCAATAATAGAAAATCAGGAAGCCAAGAAGTTTGCGAGTTTTATGATAGCGGCAATATCTCTGGCAGCAGGTCTTTTAACAACGATAGGAGACCGATTACGGTATGCGCAGTTGGAAGAATCACATAGAGTAGCAGCTATAGCATGGGGTAAATTTCAGCGTTTGATTGCGGTTGAGTTAGCGGTAAATCCCAATGATAGAATGGACGCATTCGATTTTTTGAAGATTTGTAGAGCTGATTTGGATAGATTAATCGAGCAGTCTCCAGCTATTCCAAAGGAAGCAATTTCAATGTTTGAAAATAATTTTGGAAAGATACGGGACTTAAAGAAACCCGATATTTGCGGCGCTCTTGAACACACAACTGTTTTCGTTAGCTCTGAAGAGAGGCTTAAACAAATGGCAGTCGAAGCTTCACTTATGTTAAGAAGGAAAAAACAAACTCTAACTGAATTAGTGTCGCCCCAAATTGAGAGGAAAATCGCAGACCAAGTTGATAGAAGATTGGCAGAGGCAATAGAGGATCGTAAAAGGAGATTAGAGGAGGAGATAGATACAAGAAAGAGAGATGAACAAATTAAATTGGAGGAAGAGCAGAAGATATTAGAAGAGAGAAGAAGAAAAATTCAAGAGGAACTGGATTTGGAAAAGAAGAGATTATTTCAGGAGCCGACACTTAAAGTTGTAGGTTCCCAGTTTGAAAATAGATTAAACTTTAGAAGAGAAAGCGGCACATTTTTGAAGCAAGAATTCCCAAAGAAATTAGTTAAACCACCAATAGTACCAAGTATTATAGAAGAATCTCAACCAAAAAACACAATAATTTTACCAAATCAAACACCGAGTAGGGTAGATAGTGGACAAGATGAAATAATAATTGTAAGTAAGCAATAAATATCGTGTCCCTCAGAAAAAATAAAATTGAAATATGAAGTAAAATAAATGTAAATACGACTAAGTCCACACACTACTTTTCTTTAAGTACAATCCAGGAAAAATGAGACTAAATAAAGATACTGCGCTCGATATTGCGAACAACTTTATTTCCGTGGAATCAGTATGGGCTCGTCATAGAACTCAGGCACATATTGCGATACTTATTCAACGTGGTAGGATATTAGCTGTAGCAAGTAACTCAATTGGTTCAAGATCTAAGGGTCCTGGATATGAGACGAGAACTATTCACGCAGAGAGAGCAGTTATTAAGAAAGTAGGTGATGTAAATAAGCTAAATGGTGCTATTCTTGTAGTAATCAGAATTATGAAAGGAACAAAGGAAGTTGGGAATTCAGAGCCTTGTCATTCTTGTAGATGCCATTTAGAAAAATGTATGCGAGAGCATGGTCTTAAGCAGGTTCTGTATTCAGTATGATATACACAGTTATTACCAAGATGTAAAATTAAATAAAAATAAAATAGGTTAGTTTTTTTCTAACTTATTTTATTTTAGATTAATTAAAATTAATACAAGTCTAAAGATGATTAATTACTTTCGGGAAGAAACATAGTATCACAAATACAATTCCAAGAATAATTAGATATACTTTGACCTTTTGTTCATCCGAGTATTCTTTTGTAATTATTTCAAACAGCCCCCATATAGAAATCCACCAAAGTGTAGCTAAAATTGCGAATATCAAAGTCATTCGTATTCTATTTATTTAGAATAAAATAATTAGAATTCAGAGACCTAAAAGGTATGCTTCTATAAAATGAATAGTCAGAATGAGTTCGGATGTTACAGCTGATACTAAAATTAAATGTGGCAAAAATGAAATTTTTAACATTATTGAAAGAGGAAAACTGATTGAAATCCCTGAGGAGGAGTTATTCGGATGGGTTGGTGGCTATGATAGAACACAATATGCTCAAAATGCTATTAAGAGATTTAGACTTAAGAAATTAAA